TTAGAAACTAAATCTGAAACTGATTACCGACAAGGGCATGAAATGTGGCCGCCAAGCTACGCAGAATTTCGCGCACTGGCTTTTCCGAAGTCTGGCCATGATGCACTAGCACACAAACCGTTTGAGCTCGTAATCGGCATTGAGGACTTAACAGCAAAGGCCAAGCGCTACGAAGAAGGTGTAAAGCAAACAACACAAATATTATCAATGTTAAATAGCGAGGATGAGAAATAAAGCTTGCATTGTGTCGCGACACAGCATATACTTTGTTAAGTCAAGTAAGGGCGCAAAATGAAATTCACAAATGCAGAGCGACAGGTAAGAAAGCGTGAGAATAAGATTCTTCGCGGGGTTAAGCAGGTTCTAGGCATATACGTTCCCGAAGATTTGCACGATGAGCTTAAACCAAAGATTATCAAGTACGCTGAAAAATTAGCAGGTGAAAAGAATGAATGACTCGCATGAATTTGCAACGCGTACACCGGCTCAAGTGGTTCTGGCTATATTCGATATTTTAGGAATACAGCTAGACAAAGTTAACTTATATTATGATTTTTACGAGTAGGGGAATGGCATGAGTTTTTACCAGTGGTTTGACGCCGAGTTTGATCTGATCGCAGCGTATGACTACGGGGTGTATGAGTATGATCATGCTTATCTGCACTGCTTCAGAACTGCAAGAAGCATGATTTTTATCGCTAAAATTTGATAAAGGTGATATTGAAATGGGGACAATTAATTCAAAAGAACAAAAAATTAAAGAGTGTGCTGCGATTGTTTTTAATGCTGAAAATAAAATGTATTGCCTTGGGTTAATGAACACGCATGGCAAAACTTACGAAGAAAGAAAGTTGCAGCATGAGATATACGAATTGGCAGATTCTGAGTTAAGGGCTGCGCGTCAAAACTTGGAAGTAGCCAAAAGTTTATAACGCAAAGTACAGCGGTGCCAACGCTGTACTAATTAAAAACCACGGCCTACGCAGCGTCGCGTTGCTACGCCTTGTTATGTGCAGCTTTAACGGGAGGTATTATGTTAAAAAATACAGGTGCTATGTGTATGGTAGAAGTGCCAGATTCAAGCAGAGAAGAAGGGTTTAGGTTGATAGATATGGGAAACTACTATGCAGACGGAAAAGGTGAAAACTACCTCATTACCTCTTTGGATCTTGCCAAGAAATACGGGCACTTAGTAAAAGAAAAGGTTTATACACCTAAAGCAGCATTTAACAAGTGAGTGGCGGCGAAGCCGTCACATGGTTTTTATTTACAGTTTGTGTATTTGGAATTTTCTATTGCCTAAAGAAAATACACGAACTTTGGTAACACATAACGCTCGGATAACTGCGCAAGCAAATGAACAACTAATAACACGGTGAAATTTATGGAGCTTGAAACGAAAAACAGCAACGCCTTGGTTTGTCCAGTTGATACGCTTGTTATGTGCTGGAAGCCGTGCAAAAACTGGAAGGATTTACCTGCTGGTAAATGGCTGGTAAAGATAGCTAATAAACGCAAACCGTACCATGTGGCGGATGTTTTTGAACACACGCAAGGCGATAAAATTATAATTGCCGGCGGTTGTTTTTATTTCGATATGGGTGAGCTGATAGCATTTACTCCATTTCAAGAGTACACATAACAGCGATATACACGGACTGCGCCGTGTATTAACGAAATTATTTATCAATAACGAACCAATGAGGTGCAATTAATGACTTTTTACAATTACACGAAAACAGCTAAGCCAAAAAAGCCAGCCTCAGGTTTTAGCAATTTTTATATACGCAATGGCCGCACTGGGCTTAAAATTGGGTGTGTGGATTATGGTTTAATGCAGATAAACGCGGAAACAATCCATTTCCGTGATAGAGCACTCGAAAAGCAAAGTCTGCCGCGTGCGATTTATTAATAATTAAGGGGAATAAGTATGAGCGGTTTAGTTAGTTTTTTAGGTGGGTCGGCGTTTAGATCGATTTGGGGTGAGTTTTCTCACTGGTTTACAGCGAAGCAAGAGCACAAGCAAGAAATGGAACGGATGCAGCTATCAAACGCCGAAGCAGCGGCTCAGCATGCGCGCAATCTCGAAGCGCAACGCCTACAAAGCGATCTTGGCGTGCAAGTAATAAGAGTGCAAGCCGAGACTAACATTGATGAGATTGATGCAGACGGGCGCAACGAGGTTGTTAAAAGCACGACACGCATCATCGGCATCAAGTGGATTGACGCATGGAATGCCAGCATACGCCCAGCCGTAGCAAGTTGGGCGGTGATAATGCTAACACTTGGCGACTTACATTTGATCGTGATTAGCGCTGTAGTAATGGAGATAGCGGGCGCAGCACTAGGTATCTATCTTGCTGATAGAGTATTAATGAAGCGAGGTAAATAATGACTTTATTATTATTGATTAGTAGTGTTAATTTTGCCTTTGTCATTTTATGCGGTGATCAGCACGTAGCAGCGTGTCATGTTTTTATTGGGGTTTTATTTTTAGGGCTGTTTATTAAAAAGCTAAAAAATGGACATTAATCGCTCGGTAAGACTAATGATGGCTCTTGCGATAAAAAGCGAGGGTGTATACTTAACGCCATACTTGTGTCCAGCAGGCGTTCCGACCATTGCAGTCGGGGCTACTTTTTACAAAGACGGCACTATAGTAAAGCTAACTGATCCCGCAATGACAAAGGCGGCGGCGCTGGATTTGCTAGAGTGGATGGTCAGAACTATCTTTTTGCCGAAACTTTTAAAGCTATGTCCATGCATAGATACCGATGAGCGCTTAGCGGCAATTCTAGATTTTGTATTTAATCTAGGTGCTGGTGCGCTCGCATCATCCACGCTACGCAAGCGGATCAACGCCGGTGATTGGGATGACGTCCCTGCACAATTGCGCAAGTGGGTTTATGGTGGTGGCAAAAAGTTAGGTGGGCTCGTAAAACGCCGCGAAGAAGAGATAAAACTCCTTTGGAGTAAAGTACTGTAAAGGCTCTAGCGTTAGCGCTAACGCTTTGCTATAGTTACATCACTGAAGCAATAACGCGACAGAAAAACGAACAGATGATGAAGATGACTAAATCAAACGCTGAACGGCAAGCAGCGCTAAAAAAATCTCGAGGCAAAAGAGGTATTTTTAAACGCTACTTCTGGCTAACGGATGCGGAGCACGTCGAAATGGCGACAACTTATAAAATTTTACTGGAGAAGAGAGATGACAACACTTTTTGATGTTACCAAGGCTGCCAAGTTTTGTGACTTGGCCGAGCAGCGCTTTAACGCGCTAGTGCTGTCAGGCACCTCCATTTACAGTGCTAAGATAGCCCTAGCGACAAGAGAGCTAGAGCGCCGACAAATGGCGCTTAGGCTAATGAGGGAAGCTTAGTGGGGGAGGCGTGGACAATAAATTCAGAAACCTCAAAGCGTGCTTTTTTAGTCGACTTTGAGGCGAAGTATCAAGAGCATAAATATTTAACGTATGACGCCCCACGAATTGGAGCCGATAGATCGTTAGGTCAAAATGCGCTGTTCCACGTTTTTTGCACGGAGTGGATAGCGTTTAAGCTAAAAAAGCACGTGAGCGCGGTATCTGCGGCAGAACTGCAGGGGATGAAACGGACAGCAAAAAAAATGTTTTATGTCGCCCATCCGGCAGAAAAGTGGATTGTACACAGGATAACGGACTACACTACCGGAGAGACAAAGCTAGATTATACAAGCTCAAAAAGCTGGAAGCACGGAGAAATGTATATGGCCTTAGAGTTTATGCAGCTTATCGCAGCCGATCAAGGCTTGATATTAGAGTCGAGAGGTGTGTTTTTAAAGCTACAGAGAGAGGCGAGCCTAAGATAGTTAAATTAAAAGCGCCAATTTAAATTGTTCTCCCCTGCTTGCCCTATCGATAGGGCTTTTTTAAGGTGTCCAAAAATGAAAAAGTATTACATTATATTAGCAATGCTAGTTATCCCGTTGCTGGGTTTAATTGCTTATGGGATAGATACACAGTGCGAAGGGGTAGTGCCATATACCCGCTGCGTTAAGTAGCAAAAATGACAATAAATTGTTTAAACAGGCACTTAATAGCGATTTTTGTAACGATTATCTTTTATAAAATTCCTACCATGGCCGCGTGCATACTTATTGCTAATGCGTTAAACGAGTATAAAATAGCAATACCGCCAGATTTTATTTACTGGCCGCTGCACGCCGCATGGTCACCATTTTATATCGTGATCGTGTACAACTTCGCAAGTTTGCGGATAACTTATCTACTGATAATAATAGAAATAGCCTCTATACTTTTAACAATTTCCGCCTACATTCAGTGGTTCTTGTCGCTTAAATCACAATGGTTTTATGCCAACTTTGAACATATAATGACCTTATGTTTCATTCTAGAAATTGCTGTTATAATAATCGGAGCTACGCATGGGGGAATATTGCAGCTATATTTATCTATGCGTAAGTATATTATTCATGCTATTTTTAGCGCTAAGACTAACATATTGGGTCATCGGAATCATTTATGAACGAATCAATTTCACAGCTAGAAAGCTCGGCAAGCTCTGTAAATGCAATCGTAACCAGTAAAGCAGTGGTAATAAGCACGGCGTCACTTGGCGCTGGCGAGATTGCAAAAACTGGCGGGGGCTGGATGATCACATCATTCTTTCTTGGTGTTAACACGGTTCAGCTTTGTCAACTTATTGCAGCTGTGTATATGCTGATAATGATTTACAAGTATTTTGACGAAAAGAAAAAGATTACTAAAGTCGCAAAAAGAGTTCAAGTTATACAAGCGGGCGGCGATGATAAGCCGAAACCGAGATAAGCTAAGCGCAATTACGAAATAAATTGGTGGGAGTGGAAATAATGAACATCACAGGCAGAAGAATAACCGGCCTAGACACAGGCGAAACTGTAAATTCTCTAAATGCTAGAGTTTACAATATGCAAAATGCGCAAAATATAATTGGTGGTGCGATTAAGAGTAACCATAACTGTAATATTGTTGTTGTTGGTGATTCAATCACGCAGGGCGTTGGATCTACATCTGTTTCAATTGATTCGTGGGCTTCAAAATTTAGGGATATTTTAAATGAAAATGGCGCTGGTGCGTACGGTTTTGAAGATAGTTACAATTTTGATGTATCTGCGAATTGCTCGGGATTAACATCGACAAGTGGAGTTTTAACGGGCACGCAGGGCGCTCTAAAGCAATCATTAACATTAACGGTTGGTCAAACTTTGGTTTTTGGTGGCAATTATCACTTTATAGATTTTTTCTATGAGCGTTCTGCTGGTGCAGGAAGTGCGCAGATAGCAAGAGATGGTGTAACTGTATCAACAAAATCAATGGCGGGCGCAACGGCTAGTGACATTTGCACATACGATGGGACGACAGTAAGCATAATCAATAAAAACTCTACATGGACTATAACCGCAACAGTTGGCACAATTATTATAACCGGCTTGATTCGGCGCAGAATAACACCCGCAAGCTCCAAATATGCTTGGTTAAGCAGAGTTGGCAAGGGAGGCTCTAACACTGCCGACTTTGCGGGGGCAGCACAATTAGCAAGCCTTGCTGCTATCGGTGCGTATGATTCAGCAAAAACCGTTTATGTGCTGGCACTGGGAACGAATGATATTTATAACACGGGCGGTAAAGCTCTATCTAGTTCAGCATATATAACCAATTTGAGAACTCTTATTTCTGGATTAACTACTACAATTGCAGAATGCGTTATAGTCGTTCCACCACTTTCTGATCCTGCGCTAATTAGCCCATTTTACGAGGCTCATTCGACATACAGAGCAAGAGCAATAGCGCTTGGGGCAGAGCTTGGCGTTGGTGTTATTGACTTATCAAATATTGATCTTGAAGCACAAGCTGGATTTTTTGATAACTTGCACCCAAACGATTATGGACATACATTATTTTGCCAGCAGTTTATCCACGCGCTAGGAATACCGGCGTTGCGTCCAATTTTCAGAATGATTGATGATCTTACAGATTCTGACGTATGGACAAAAGTTGACACGGCTAGCCAGCCGCGCGTTGTGGTAGTAGGTAATCGCGCCACATTGCTTGGCGGATCACTTAGTAATGGTTCCGCATCATTAGTGTCAGCAAATATAACAGCTCTCGCTCGGCCGGATGTCAATAGATCTTACTCTGCTGTCGGTGGCGGGGCAGACGGAAATTTTAAAGCAACTGTAGGAACTACCGGCAATATTACAATGGGAACTGCCGGTCGCGCCGCCTGTTGGTATGACGGCATGAGCTGGCCGATTGTAAGTAACTTGGGTTAGATACTGCGGCAGGAGTAACGCGATAATGGGCATAACAAGCAATGGGGTTACAAGGTAATTACTTAATAAGCTCAATAAACAGGGTCATGTATTCAACTGTGATATTGTTAGATCCTGTTGTGTTTACTACCCATAAATCCACTACGTCAGTAGATACTAAGTCGGAAGTTATGAGGCAGGCGGCATTTTCTGAGCGTCCCGCTCCGTTTGTTGTTGTGTAATTAACAGAATTTGCAATGACTGTATTATTTTTAGCAATGTAAATTCCGACTACATTATTATTTATACTAGTGAGCGTCGCGTGTGCGGTAATTTTATACGATTGAAGTAACGCGCTATTACAAACTAATTGATTTGATGACTGGGAAAAACGTTGAGAAATAGATTCTAAAGTGTAAGTCCCTGCTGCTTTAATTGGCACGTTTACGGTGATTGTTGTAGCAGTCGCATTGGCTGTAATTAAGGCCAGCCCGATCGTATTAGAGTTGTTAATGCCTGAGCACTCAAGGAACTTAGATTTATTGTCGTTATACGCAACACCCGCAAGATAAGTACCGCCACCGCTAAAAACTACAGTATCTAAAATGTAGCCCTCATTGGGAACGGTGGTTGAGGTGCTAAAGTCTATCCCAGTGCCTCCGGTTATTCTGATCGAGCAATAATTGATTCTCAATCTACGCGAGATAGTAAGGGTCGGCGCAAGAGTTATCACTGTGCCAGTTGAGCTATTAATTAATGTATTGTTTAAACCGATTGTCCCAATGGTTCCGTCAAAAGTTAATCCGGCGCTACTTAAGAATGCAGAGTCATTAATAATGAAGTTGTTAAACCCTGAGATGGCTCCAACTGTTTCGCAATTGACAAAATTCACTGATGTAAAATCTACCGCTTGTGTGCTATCAGCAGTAACAAGACTAAACACTTTAGCGCCTGCTGGAGACGTTAGAGAGATATCACGCATAGGCAAAGAATAAGCGCTGGTGATCATTGCAAGGCCAGCGCCTAGGCCGGTCGATTTAATAAGAGATGTTTCTGATGACGTGCCAAAAATCGCCACAATGCCAGTGCAAAGTATTCGAGAGCCTAGCAAGTCAATTGTAGTAGTTATCATGTAAGCGCCACTTGTCAAAGTGATAACGCCATTTACAGCGCTCGGCAAGTCACGCAATGTTGAGACTGTTTTAAAGTCAGTGACATCAATAGAGCCGCCACGATATCCAGTTATTCCGCTTGACGTAATCATGATTTATGTGCCTTAGAGTATTTTATATGCGTGATTATAATATACGCGCAAAAAATATACCGTTGTTATTTGTAGGGATTATCTTATTGCATGGAATATGGTAAACTACATGTGTTAACACACACTAACACGGTGAAAAATGGCATTTACATCTGAGTTTCAACCGGCCCCAGAAAAACGCAGCGGCGGGCCTTCAAGCATCAAGCGCAAGATTATAGAAGCGTTAGGTAGGGCTAATCTAAGCGAAGAACAATTCATTGATATGCTAGTTCTAAAGGCTCTTGATGAGGGCGGCATATATCTACAAGAACTATTAAAGCGATACTCACCGATAACAAAGCAAACATTTGAATCAATCGCGATAGTTGACTGGCCAAAGAGCGGCACCCCCATTCAAAAAGCTGAAGTAATCTTAAACGCAATGGCTAGTGGTGATATACCGCCAGACCTAGGCGCACTTTTTATTGAGTCTATTAGTAAATCATTAGGCATAGAAGAGATTACAGAGTTAGCTAAACGACTTGAAGCACTAGAGGCTATCATTGCGCAAAAAACTAACGCATGAAGCAATCAAAGCTTGTGAGCAGTATGCACAATCGATATCAGGCGATAGGCATAGCTCAACATTCGGAATAGTGTCACCTGATGGCGAACTACTTAAGATTATTGAAAGAGTAGATGGCGAGTGGACAGAAACAGATAAGCCGCCATTATTCTATATAGCTGAAAAGCTGGAGAGAGTATTAAGCACCAAGAAGCGTTTTGTCGTTGTGATAGGTGGGCGCGGATCGGGTAAGTCCGTAGGTGTTGGGGACATAATGCTAGCCGGAATTATGGATGATGGCGATAAGGTTTATTTTCTGCGTGAGTATCAAGAGTCAATTAGTGAGTCAGTACACGCTCTACTGAAAGAAGAGATTAGCAGAGTTAAGTTAAATGACTTCACAATTCAGCAGGCAGCAATTTATCATGCTGGTGGTGGCGAGGCTAAATATAGGGGGCTAGCAAGAAGCCCAGAATCTATTAAGTCTGCGCATGGGTTTAAGCGATTCGAGGTGGAAGAGGCTCAGTTTATTAGTGCCGACTCGCTCAAGAATTTAACGCCTACTGCACGTAACACCGCTAGATATGGATTGCCTGGCGCTTTGGCAGAGGAAGAAGTGGATGAACTGTCAGGCGTTCAGATGTTCTTTGTTGGTAACCCGCGATCAAGTGCAGACCCATTTAGTCAAAGATTCATCAACCCATATTTGCCTGATATTTTAAAGAATGGATACTACGAAGATGATTTACATTTAATTGTTCAGATGAATTACACGGATAACCCGTGGTTTGGTCTTAGTGGATTGGATAAAGAGAGGCTATTCGATTTTGAGCATAAGAGTAGGGCCGAATATGACCACGTTTGGAAGGGTGCATTCTTGGACGATGTAGAGAATTCTATTATCATTGGTGAATGGTTTGATGCGTGTGTTGATGCGCATATCAAATTAGGTTTTGAGCCATTGGGGCAAGAGAAAATAAGTTATGACCCCGCTGATAGTGGTGACGCCAAGGCTATAGCGTACATGCATGGAGCCGTATTGTTGGACGTTAGAAGCACAAAGCATGGATTGATCGATACGGCAACAGACTGGGCCTTGACGCACGTTCAGAATATTAAGCCTGATGTATTCACATGGGACGTAAACGGCATTGGCGGAGGTCTAAAGAGGCAGATAACGGATGCATTGGGTAAGAAGAAAATTCACTTGTCAGCTTTTAATAGTTCGTATGGGCCAGACAACCCAGACGAGATATATGATGCGGTAGAGGGTGAGGTAGAAGGCTCCAAGACTAACGCTAATATGTTTGCTAATATGCGCGCTCAATGCTATTGGAAGCTGCGCGATAGGATGATTAGAACCTACTTGGCAGTCATCCACAAGAAGCACTTTATACCTGATAATATGATTAGTTTTAGTTCAAACATCAAAGAATTAGAGGCGTTTAGGTCTGAACTATGCAGAATTCCCCGCAAATATGTAAGTTCTGGTAGAATACAAATTATGAGCAAAGAAGAAATGCGCAGTAAAAAGATCAAATCACCAAACATGGCAGACGCGGTAATGATGTTGCAGCGCAATGTTGACGTAGATGATCCCCAAGACGATTACGACGACGAACCGCAAACAGCTAACTCAAGGTGGGCATGATGAAGGCGTACACTTTTGAGCAACTAGCGTGGTTTAATCGTTGCCTATATCCTGATGATTTTGCTGATGACTTGCATAAGATCGGCGGAATGGATGCGAACGATGCAGGCTTATTAAAGTTAAGTTTTCGGATGCACGTAAAAAGCACCGGCAAAGGCTTGGATATAGTTGGCATATATCAAGAATATGCGATTAATGACAAAGAAATGCAGAAGAGTATTTGTTTGGTTATAGATTATTTTTTAGCGGGGGTGGCATGATGACTTACAAGAAATACAACAACGCCAAAAAGTTAGCTATGTGCAGAAAGAACAATAGAGATTATATAGTTAGCTTTGATATTGTGTCTGCGCCTTTAACCTATTATACAAATGAAGGCGTGCGCAAGGCGCTTACAAGATCAATGAGGATTGTATGATGGATATTAAAAGCTTTAATGAACGCCAAAAGCATGACATATACTTGCTTGAGCTGGTAATTGATGCGTTGCAACAAAACCCAGTATGGTCAGGCTTTGATATTCGTGACGTCATCGATATGCGCGATAGAATGATTGTAACTTATGGGAATTATAAACAGCTATTAGCAGTGGAATAATGATTTAGTTGCCAAAAACACGGGTTTTGACTAGAAGAGAAGAATTATGAGCGTGAAAAGCCTTATAGCAATGATGGACAAAACAAATATCGCGGCTGATCTTGACGAGACAGAGCTGCATATTATTGCGACTGATGTGCTTAGACGCGCTGATGAAGACTTATTGTCGATGAAGGATTGGATCGACTCGGTAGAAGAAGGTTTAAAGCTCAATAAGCCTGAGTTTCTTGGTAGATCGGAACCTTGGGAAGGGTCAGCTAATTACAAATCTACACTCTTAACGGAATCATCGAATAACTTTGGTAACCGTGGCGCTATTGAAATTATGCGCAACATGGCCTTAGTTAAAGCAGACATTATAGGGCTAACCACGCTTCAGAATGTAATCGACAAGAAGTCTGATGAAGTGCTAGAGATGAAAGAAGCGTTCGAGGCTATCAATCAGGAAGTTCAGCAGATGCAAGAAGCACAAGAGCCAATTGACCCTAAGATACAGCAGCAATTAAAAGAGATTCCAGACGCTATTAGTGAGCGCGAAGCTACTATCAAGGAGAAGAAAAACGCAATCAAGGATAAGATTCGCCGCGCTAACCGTGTTACTGAAGTAATGAACTGGCAAGTCAACAGTCAAATGAAAGAATGGCGCCGTGACATGAAGCGCTTGCTTTACACATTGCCAAATGTTGGTACTTTATTTAAAAAGCCTCACTATGATGAATCGATTGGCCGATGCGTTAGTGACGTAATTAATTACCCTAATTTTATTGTTAATCAGGCCACTGTTGATCAAAATTCTTGCCGCTCATTTACGCATGTCATTGCGGTAGACAAAAACAAAGTGGTCATGAATGTTAGTAGTGGTTTATGGATTGAGCCAAAAATCACAATGGCCGGTAAAGATATCAAAGGCGACACGGGAAGCAATGAGGCTAATGGCGTAGAAAGCGCATTCGAAAATGAGGATTGCTTCTTTGAGCAATACTGCTGGATAGATTTAGACAAAGACGGCTATGAAGAACCCTACATTGTCACATTACATAAATCATCGGCAAGCGTTGTGCGTATCGTTGCCAGGTTCAAATATAAAGGTTTGATTGTCAAATACAAAGACATGAAGCCTATGCCAATACTTGATGCTCAGCGTGCGCGTGCGGCTGACATCATGAAAGATGATGAAGAGTTTGGCACTAAGTCTGAATTGCCTGATGCTGAAGATTTAAAGGGGTTTAAAGTTGTCCGCATTGATCCGTGTGGCGTGATTGTTAAATACGGATTTATCCCTAGTTACAACGGAACCTATTTGGATGTTGGATTCTTCCATTTGATTGGTGGGGCAACGCTTGGCGATAACAGGGTCACTAACGATTTATTAAACTCTGGCACATTGGCTAATCAGCAAATAGGCATGAGCGCGAAAGGATTTAGAAAGCGTCAGGGTGAGTTCAAGTTCAAGATGGGACAGATAATGTCCACTGAGATACCGGCCGAGCAATTGCAGAATTCAATCTATATGCTGCAATTCAAAGAGCCGAGTATTACGCTATTGAATTTACGTGATTCAATTAGGCAGGGAGCGGCTGGCTTTGCTGCTAACGTAGATATTGGCAACCAATTAACAGCCAACACAGCGCCGACAACAGCTTTAGCGATGGTTCAGGAGTCACTTGTACCGCAATCCGCGCATATGAGTATTATATTTGATTCGATGGGCGATGAATTCGAAATACTATTCGATCTTAATTCTGAGTATTTGGACAACGATGAGTATAGAAAAGTAGTTGGTGATGACGAGGCCAGCTATGAAGATGACTTTGCGACTGATGGGCTCTCTATTGTGTGCGGCGCAAATCCTGAAATGTCATCACGCACACAACGAATGATGCTGGCCGAAGCAGAGATGTTACACCTACCTGAATTAATGCAGGCTGGTGGTAATGGGTATGCTGTGCTTAAAAATTATTACAAAGCAATGGGCTCTCAAAACCTGCAAGAATATTTCCCGAATGAAGCTGAAATGTCGCGTACTGACAAGGCCAACATGCAGCAAATGAAGCAAGCTCAAGAGCAGGCCAACCAATTACAAGAACAACAAAACAAAATACAAGAGCTGCAAGTTGCATTATTGGGTCGTGCCGAAGATCGCAAAGACTTAGAAGCGCAAGTTAAAAAGCTTGAAACATTGGCGAAGGTTGAGAAAACCGACAAAGAAACCAAGCTCACTGAAGCTCAAGAATTGTTAACCCTTGAGCAAGCTGAAACTGAAGCAACCAAGAACCAAACGAGTATGTATGTAACTCACAGCGATATCACCGCACGTACTGAAGAGTTAAGGCTATTGGCAGAGAAACAAGCTAACGATAGAGAAATGGCAAACAGGCAAAAAGAGTAGTATAATCATCTAGTCGGCAAGTGTCGGCTAAGCAGTTCCAACCGCTCACAGTGAGCACAAAAGCGAAGGTATACAGTAATGAGTGTATTACAGCAACAGAAAATAGCAGCACTAGAAACGCAAGTATCAAAACTAATCCAGTCAAATAACTCCCTACGTGGAGAGCTAAAAAAACGCCCGTCATTAAGCACATTGCACACTTCTGGCGCTAGATTTCATTTTTCTAAAGGGAAGGTTCACGTAACTACCGCAACACCTGAAGAATCCCCGTTTCCATTTACCGAATATGGTAAGACAGTAACATTAAGCCCCAATGCTGTTGAAGATGAGCAGCTAGAAAACCATCAGAGAAAACACGCAGAGCTAATGATAAGCGCTGAAAAATACTTCAGCTTATCAATATTGCTTAGCGGCATTGCCATCTCAATAATTTTAGTTATTGCGAGGCATTTTGTATGAGCCTATTTCGCATTGAGTCTTCACTCGCAGCAGCCAATCATCATGAAATATTAGAGCGCAGACGATTAGTAACACCGCTTTTCTATGTAAGACTTAAACCCAATCGATACATTTTCTGTAAAGGAGCCTATGGTTATTTATTCGGCATTAAGCTAAAAGTTTCTGCCGGTTGGTTCCATTGCAAAAAATCAGGGCAAGAACGATGCGATCCTGAAAAATCAAATCAGTTAATTTCGTTCATGCAAACAGAACTTGGTGAAAGCGATAAAAAGGTGGTGCAAATAAGATGAAAAAGATAATCAATCTATTTGTTGGTACAATCCTGATAGCCCTAGGCGTAATGCTTTGGTCTTTTGGTTGGGTTGTCGCCATATTTACTAAAGCATACAAACATCTAACTCGCCCAAAACTAACGCCAAAACAAACGCCGTGGGCTGACCATCACGAAGCAATAACTAAAGACAAGGAGCAATCACAATGACTATACGCGCTGAAGATATAGAAACAGCAATCAAAGCCCTGCAAATATCTCCCGACGCTTACATGATGTGGAAAGACAACATGGTGACTAAGCGCTTCATGCTTGAAGCAGAATTAGAGTTATTAGATCGCCGTGCAGACGTGCCACATGGAACTACGTGCGAAGCTATTGCATTGGATCACGTTAAGAATCGTAGCGCGTGCGAGCAATTAGAAAATGTATTGATGTGGAAGCCGCAAGAATTACAAGTAGATTAATAGTTTTTAAACAAGCAGAGGTAAAAAGCGAATGACAGAAACAATCGTACCATTAGGGTTTCAGGTGTTATTAGAAATGGAAGAGGTGAAAGATGTAAGCGCGGGCGGTGTTTTCATGGGCGATGTTCGGCGAGAACAATCAAATGTCGATATTGGCTATGTTCGAGCATTCGGTAATACAGCATTTAGAGGGTTTCCAGGCTGTGACCCAGAATCATACCCGCCAAGCCATCAATTTCATTCTATGCAGCCTCACCAAATATGGGGAATCAATATAGGTGATAAGGTCGAATATCACCACCTTGAGGGCCAAACCTCACGCACAAAAGGCTACGAGCGTTTTAGAGTTGTTCCAGACTCGCAGATAATTATTAAGATAGTGGAGAAAGCGAATGACTGATCAAGCAGAAGTAATCAATGACGAGTTAGATATTGAAGAAGCCGAAGAGGTAGAGGCCTTACCAGAAAAGATAGAAGTCGATGAAGCCTTACGCGGGCACATGTCTAAAGCTGATTGGATCGCTAGCGGTAAAGATGCTGACGAATGGCGCTCACCTCGTGAGTTCAAAGAGCGTTACGACTTAATTGAAAGCAATAAAGCTTTGCGTAAAACTGTAGAGCGACTGAAAGACGACACCGACAATCAGATTAAAAATCTTAACGCTCTGCATGAAATTAAGCTTCAAAACGAGCTTGAAGAATTGCTATCACGTCGTGATGATGCCATTGATGTAGCTGATAGGGGCGAAGTTAAACGTCTTGATGCAAAGATTGCTGCTAATCAAGAGCAATCTGGATTAGTTAAGGCTGAACCTGCGCCGCAACAACCACAGAAAGCTCGCGAGGTAGAAGAGTTCATGGAAGAAAATCCGTGGGCTAGAGATGTAAATGATGTGCGCACAATATACGCCAATAAGATTATCAATGATGCGATGAATAACGGCAAAACATTATCCAGCGCATTGAGATTAGCTGAGAAAGGCGTGTTAGATAAGTTTACAACTCCAAAAAAGAGCGCGTCACCAATGGTTGAGGCGTCACGTACTGCTGGTAGCGCTAAGCAGACAAGCAGCACTTTATCGTGGTCTCAGCTAACGCCAGCAGAAGAGAAGTGTTATCAGCCAGCCATGTGGAAGAGCGAAGCCGAGTTCCTAAGAGCCGTAGCTAATGATCGTAAGGGGTCTAAATAATGATTAATCAACTGTCATTTGAAACTCCCATGCTTCCTAGTATTGACCATGCAAAAATCGTTATTCAAAAAATTAAAGAAGGTGACATAGTCTTAAGGCCTAGCAAAAACACAAAGCTTGATCGCTTGGTTCTTGAAGGCTTTAAGCAGAGGCACGCTTGGTTTTTTAATGACGAGAAATTTTCGCATAATCAAAAGATGGAGTATTTATACCAGCTGGCGAATTCCATGCTTAACGATAAAACCATTCAAAGAGGCTATATGCAATGAACGAAGAACTACCATTAAACACCTCAGTTAGAGCTAAGCCAGGCCCCAAAGCTGGAACACGCAGAGCTAGCGGCGCACAGCATGGCGGAATGACTGCGCACACTGATCATTCCTTAGGTAATCTAAGCCGAGAAGAAGAAGCTCATGGTGAAGGTCGAGCGCCACGTAGATCAATGAATGGGCTTGACCTAAAGTTGTACTTTGCACCTAAATACATGGCTAATAAAAACATGTATTACCGTATTTTCATTGATCGTGATAGCCGAATAGAGAAAGCTAAAGATGCTTACTATGAGCATGTATTTGATGAGAATGGCGCCAAATTAAGTGCTATCAGTGGAAACACTAGAATGTATTTGATGGCGCTTGACAAAAAATACAGAGCAGAGGATGACAAGTTGAAAATGGAACGTCACAATGCTATGATGAGGACTGAGAAGTCTAAGAAGCTTTCCGTTGAAGGCATCGAAGACAGTGATTATGAAGGCTCATCAAGCAAAGAGTCGCAAGATAGATTTTCAAGCTAATGCAGTAACCCGTCAGGCGGTAAGCAATACCGGAATTGATTAGGGGAAGTTAACACAATTCTTTTAATCAATTTTCGGAGGCTACTATGGCTGGCGGATTCAAATATGTGGGCACTGACGCCCAAGACTCAATGGGCAAAATCAAACGTTTCAATGTCGATGTTGGTCATGCTTCACGCATAGCTATTGGCGATGCTGTACGTATCACAGGCACTGCAACTGCCGCAACTGGCATCCCAGAGGTCGACGCGGCTGCTGCTGCTCAATCGATTACCGGCATCGTTTCTGGTCTGGTTCCTAGCTATTCAACTGAAGCACTTACTGATACTGGCCTTGTAGCTAGTGTTGCGGGCGCTGTTTTGGTTCAAATCGACCCATTAGCACTTTATGAAGCTGATGTATCAAATGGCCCACTTGCAGTGGCTGACGTAGGTTTAAACGTTGATCTAGTTGCGACTGCCTCTACCCTTTCAGGCGGTATGAGCTTGTCCAACATGACGATTAATGCAACTGGCAAAGCAACTACAAACACCCTTCAATTCCGCGTGGTGAAATTACTTACCGGAAGCGATGGCGTTTTAGGTAGTCGCGTACTTGTTCGCATTAATCACACCACAACTTCAACCGGCGTAACGGGAGTATAACCATGAGTTCAACTATTACACGTGGCAGTATTCCTCGCTTACTGCAAGAAGGCGTTAAAAATGTATTTGGCGCCAACTACAAAATGCTTGATCCGATCCACTCAAAACTGTACGAAGTTATAGGTTCCAAAAAGGCTTATGAGTTAGCGGTTATGCTGGAAGGTTTCGGCCCTGCTTCTGTTAAAGAAGAAGGTGATGACATTACTTTTGATAGCCGCCAACAAGGCACTACTCCTAAGTATGTTCATGTAACTTGGGGTAAAGGCTTCATCATGACTCGTGAAGCGATTCGTGATGAGTTATATGGCCAGTTGACTTCAGGCGCCAAAGCTCTTGCGCGCTCGATGGCAATCACTAAAGAGATGAACGCGGCTACTCTTTTCAACACCGCATTCTCAACCACTTCGGCCATGCCGGGCGGTGATGCTCTCCAGATGATTTCTACTGCGCACTTGAATGGCACTTCTGGCGGTACTTACTCGAATCGTTTAGCAGTAGATGCTGATTTTTCGGAAGCTTCACTTGAAGACATGCTGAAGATTATCTCTCGTGCTACTGACCCTCGCGGGTTACCTTTGGCTTTACAGGCGAATATGCTTGTAGGTCACAGTGATCAACAGTTCGAGTTCCAGCGCGTACTTAAATCAGATGGTCAAAACGATACCGCTAACAATGCACTGAACGCTGTAAAAAGCTTAGGAAGCATTAAAGGCATTATCGCTAGCCCTTACTTGAGTACAGACGTTGATGCTTGGTTTATTACTACAAACGCACCTGATGGCTTAAAAATGTATCAGCGTGAAGATGTAACTTTTGACCAAGACTTAACGTTTGCTAGCCGTAATTCTCGCTTCTTAGCATTTGAGAGCTACGTGTTTGGCTACGATGATCCGCGTGCTGTATACGGTAGTTCGGGCGCTTAATTGATATCGGGGGTTCGCCCCCTTTATTACAAACACAGAAATTTTCTCACGACCGCACGCGGTTCTGATGGAGTAATAAAATGGCTAGTTCATATCCTAACGGTATTAAAGATTTAGTATTGCGTGGCACACCTATCACGCAATTACATCCCGGCGAAGTATTTTTCGTAAACAGCACTACTGTTATAGCAAAGGGTGGTGTTGGTAGCTCTAACGGTAATCCCGGCACATACCACAAACCATTTGCCACTATTGACTATGCAATAGGCCGTTGCCTTGCAAGTCGCGGTGATATTATCGTTGTTATGCCCGGCCACACTGAAACTATCAGTGCTGCTGCTGGTATTGCGTTAGATGTTGCAGGCGTTGCTGTTATCGGTCTTGGTGATGGCTCATTACGTCCAACTATCAACTTTACTGCTACCGCTTCAACATTAACTATGTCAGCGGCTAACTGTAAGTTAATGAATATTTTGTTGACCGGTGGTATTGATGCTGTTGTGTCTCCAATCGTCGTAAGTGCTGCTGATTGCATGATCATAAATTGCGAATTGCGTGACGTGACCGGCCAAATGACTGACGGCATTTTAACCACTGCCGCAGCAACCCGATTGAGAATATTAAACCATCGTCATGACGGTGCTTCGGCTGCTGGTACAAACGCTGCTATTGCGATTGTTGGCGGTGATGATATTGAGATTACAATAGATCGCATGGACGGAAACTTTGCTGTCGGCGGCATTGATGTTCGCACTACTGCAACAACTGATTTGCTAGTGCATGATGTTGTTTCATTCCGCACTCGTAACGCTGCTGATATATTCCTAGTTGATACTATTACAGCGTCTACTGGTCAAGTTGGGCCAAACATCAATATACGCTTACAAGACAATGCAGCAAACGTAACTGAAGCAATTACCGGCGCTACATTTGTCGTAATTGATCCCGTTTATGTTGTTAACCTTGCGGGCGAAAAAGCGATGTTGATTAACTGGACAGCATCAACTGATGCGTAATGCTTGGGGGATTCGTCCCCCTTTTAATTTTATGCAGAGGTTCATATGGCATATTCGCAAATCACTTACACCCCCGCAAATGTTAGCTTAACTGGCTTCGCGTCTAACGTGACAGGCGCAGCTTTTACGCTTACTGCAACCTCAAGCGGCGACTCACTCGCTCATCAAATTAGCATTAGAAATGACTCTGCAACCGATCATAGCGGTAAAACACTAGCGGCTGTTGGTACGGATGAGCGCGGCTTGGCACAGACTGAAACAATAACTGCACCCGGTGTTTCTGCAACGGTTGAAAGTACTAAGTATTGGATGACACTAACAAGCCTTACGCCTTCTGCTACGATCGGTGCAGATACTTTTGATATAGGCTGGGTGGACGAATTCGTAACGCCTATTTACCCTATGAATTGGCGCGGTGGCAATGGGGCGTTAGATATTAATGTTACCGGTACCATTAACTACGATTTAGAGCAGACATTCGACGACATTCAGTTTAAAACAACTGCATTTAGTTGGGCTGTTGACGATACAGCTACGCAATCAGCACAAACAGCTGATCAAACTGTTTTGTATGAAGGCTTTCCAAAAGCTATTAGATTAAAAATCAATTCGTACACTGATACAGCAACAATAGTATTGAGCTTCACGCAACGCAATGCATAACCGAGACGGCGACTATCTTGTAACTTGTGCGCGCAGTGGGTTTACCTGCTACAGAAGCGAGTGTCGCCGCACTTGGGATAACAAACTAGTAAGGGCTGACTTTTGGGAGCCTCGGCACCCTCAAGATATAATTAGGTCTTACGCTGACAATCAAAGCGTGCCTGATGGCAACCCCGAGCCGGTTGATCCTCCATTATTTGAGGCTGGGTGGTATTACGACATCTGGCTCTCTTATGACGAACCTACATCCTACGAAATCCAGTCTGTGTTTAATGTGAGCATGGTTATATGAGTACAGGCGTATACACAAAGACATTCGGTGATATTTGCCGCGCTGCATTACGAGATGCTGGAATTAGTGCAGTAGAAATGCCAATACAAGCCCCACATTTTACCATTGCTCAAACAGCTGGTAATGATGTGCTTTCCCACTGGCAAGCGCAGGGAATCCACTTATGGTCAGAAACAGAGGCGTTATTGCCACTTAATCCTAGCCAAACAGAATACAGCTTAGGTGTTGGTGGTGATCATTGTTTTACTAATTACGTTTACTCTACCGCATCAAGTGCTATTGCTGCATTGGCTATTGTAATTCCATGCTCGACAACTACAGGAATGACTATCGGTGATTTCGTTGGTGTTGAGCTAATTGCAGGAACTAGACACTGGTCAACGATTAGTTCTATTTCTGCCGGTGTAAGCGTAACTATCGGCACTGGGGTCATAAGTGCTGCGGCTAGTGGTGCTTCTATCTACACATACACAACTAAAATAGATCGTCCTGTGCGCGTGTTAGATGTGAGATTTGCAACGACTCAAACTAATAACGAGATGCTCGTTAATCAAGAATCCAGACAAAGATATTACCAATCATCGAATAAAACACAGACAGGGTCTAATGTATCGGCGTGGTATTACTCACCACAGTTAAATAATGGTAAACTATCCGTATGGTCGCCAGTATCTACTTGTGTCCCACTGTTGAGATTCACCTTTGTTAAACCTCAATACGTTAACGAAGACCAAAGCGAGAATGTTTTAATCCCTAGCGAATGGTTTTTACCTTTAAAATGGGCTATAGCTAGTGAACTTGCGGTAACTTACGCAATTGATCCAAACCGCTTAATCGCTATTGCACAAAAAGCAGAAACAACCCTACAGCAAGCGCTGTCAAATGATACCGAAATCGAATACTTCTCTATTCAACCGGGTTAATTATGCCACGCGTAGCGCTAAATATTGCACAAGGCTTCTATGTTGACGAATCGCTTCCGATTTCCTCTCAACAGTGTGTGAACTTATACCCTCATACTCCCCAGACTAAAACCATTACTGATGGCTCTCTAATCGGTGTTAGTGGTATTTCTCTTGCCATTACTGCAGGCCTAGTAAATAGGGGGGCATTTACAATTGCTGGCATAGCATATTTTCTTAATGCGCAAAATATCTATGTTGTTAATTTTACTACAGATGCCTTTGGAGTTAGGACATACAACATTAGCTACATAAATCCCTCAATACTTGGATCGTCTAAAGTTGTTATGGCAGACAATGGGGATCAGTTATGCATTGTTGCGCCAGATGTTACGACACAATTTAATGCGTGGATCTACTCAGCAACACTTAGCAGCATAGTACAAATTTCTGACGCTGATTTTAACGGGCCAGTCAGTTATGTGTGTTACATGGATGGGTATTTTATTTTTGCAAAAGCCAATAGTAATATATTTTTTATCTCTGATTTGCGCGATGGAATGACCTACAGCGCGCTTGATTTCGCTTCGGCAGAGTCCGACCCCGATGACATTGTAGCGCTAAAGCCACTTAATGGCCTGCTATATGTGTTTGGATCGAGAACGTATGAACAGTGGCAGAATGTTGGCGGTTCTGGTTTCCCGCTTACAAAAGCTACTAGCGGAAGCCAGCAAAAAGGCTGCACAGCTCCACTGTCATTAGCAGAGTTCAATGGTTCATTAGTTTGGATTGGTGGTGGAGTAAATGAAAAGCCTTCTGTCTGGGCTACAAAAGGCGGTGAGCCAATCAAGCTATCTACTCCTGCTGTAGATGTTTTAATTAATTCTGGAGGCTTAACATTATTAGCTCAAGCATTCCAAATGAATTGGGCCGAAAAAGGGCATAACTTCATGGCGTTTACTGTTCCGACTGTTTGCACCATAGTCTACGACGCATCGACTCAGTCATGGCACGAAAGAAAGTCACTTGATTCATCGTTAAATCAATCGCCTTGGCGCGTATCATCATTGTTATCTGTCTATTCTGTTGTTTTGGTTGGTGATGAAACCACTGGTAAAATCGGAGTCTTATCCGACGAAGTATTTACCGAATATGACAATACAATTAGCAGTTATTTTACTTGCCCGTCAATGGATAACAACGGCGATCCATTTACTGTCAACTCTGTTGAGTTGATGATGGAAACCGGGACTTGTCCTATATCTGGCGCGGGCTCAGCTCCACAAATAAGAATGGCGGTTAGCAGTGATGGAGGCAGGCTATTTAGTCCTGAGATATCGCGATTAATGGGCGTTACTGGCGCTTATGAGCAGCGCATTAGTTGGGATTTGCTCGGTCGGTATTCCAGATCATTTACGCCAAAGTTTTTAATTGATGAGCCTATTAAGCGAGTCATTGTTAAGGGGGAGATTGTAATTGGAAGTTAGTCCACTTAATACATCAAGAGCAGTAATCGACACGGCTACAGGCAGACCCTTGCAGGTGCTGCAACTGTTTAGTGAGTTGGTGTCAAAGCTTCCTATCCTTATAGGTACTGGCTCTCCTGAAGGGGTTATTGAAGCTAAGCAAACACGTCTTTATATGGATGATGCTGGCGGCGTTGGTACAATTCTATACATAAAGAAAACGAACGACATTGCAGGAAACAGAAAAAACGGCTGGATTTTAGTATGAATGATCTTTCTATCATTTCTGGTGGCGATTTAGAAAAAATTGAGCAATATGTAATTGCTCCAACATATAACGATCTTGATCCATCTTTATTAGTTGAGGTAATGCAATGTCTTGGGTAGCAGCAACTGGTCCTATATCTGGCGCGGGCTCAGCTCCACAAATAAGAATGGCTGTTAGCAGTGATGGAGGCAGGCTATTTAGTCCTGGAGTTGATATTAAGACGGGAAACCCATTACAGCCGCTGCAAATTTTGAGCGAAGAAGCTGCAAGACTTCCGCCACTGACTGGCACAGGCTCACCCGAAGGCATTATAGAATCAAAACAGGGTAGATTTTATATCAATATCGCTGGCGGTGTAGGCACGATTCTTTACGTCAAGCGGCTTGATGACATTGCAGGTAACAGGAAAACAGGGTGGACATTAGTTTGAACAATCTATCTATTTTATCTAATGGTGATGCAGTTACAACACGTAATAATATTTTGAGTTTTCAGGATAGATTGTCGGCAATGCCGCAAGTTGAATGTCCAGTTAAACACCATTTTTCGGAAGATAGCTACGGAAGAGAAATATTTTTGCCTGCTGATAGCTATGTTATTGGAAAGATTCATAGGCATGCGCACCTTAATGTAATTTCTCAGGGTGAGTGCTATGTATTGACCGAGGATGGCATTAACCATTTAAAAGCACCGCTGACATTTGTCTCATTGGCAGGCACAAAGCGTGTAGTTTATGCGGTTACTGATGTGGTTTGGACTACATGCCACGTAACTAAAGAGACCGATTTAGAAAAAATAGAGTCTGATATTATAGCGCCTACTTATAACGATCTTGATCCAAATTTATTACTTGAGGTGATCCAATGACTTGGGTAGCGGTAGCAGTAGCAGGCGCGGCGGTAGTTGGCGCAGTCGCATCAAACTCAGCGGCAAACAAATCAGCAGATGCGGCGAAGGCTGGAATTAAATCAACAAACGCACTATCGGCGCAATCTCGACAAGATGCCATTAATTTATTTGGGCAGGGTAGAGAATCGGCACAGCTAGGCATTGGCAGCGCTTTAAATTTCTACAAAGATAATGCGCAGCAACGTAATCAGCCATTAATTCAGGGCAATATGATGGCACAGCAGGCGATTGGTCAGGGTGGAATTCAGGCTAATAATGCAATCCTTGGCTTGCCGGTAGATATGAGCTTTGCGAATAACCCACAGCAAGTAAGCGCAGATTACACAAATATCAATAGTGCGCAGTTACCCGTTCTTGGGATGAGTTTCGCTGACCAAGAGGCGGCACGTGCAGCGGCAGCACAGCCAGGAATTGACGCAGCTAATGCAGAAAAGGCCAGAGCAGCAGCAAAAGCGGCGGAAGCGCAGAAACGTTCTTTATATGATGGTTCTACTGGCGGCTTAACAATGGCTGCTTTCGATAAGAACAGATTGAAATTTGATAATGTTCTCGGGAACCCGCTAGGGATATCTGAAAAATACAACGACAAGATAAACCCGACCAAGAAGCTTAAAAAAGTATTGAAGAAATTATTCTAAAAGTGAGATAACAATGCCAAGATATAATCAACTATTAGGATACGCGCCTCAACAAAATCAGGCTATAAATCAGCCTAGCGTGGGAAGTATTGCGCCACCCGCTACAGCTGCGCCGGTAGATCCGTTATTAGCAGCCCCAGTGCCGCAAACTAATCCAGCACAATTGCCGCCTGTTGCATTACCTGCTCAATACGCCAACCCTCAGCAAATTAATCAAGGCGGGCAAGTTGCACCACCTACAGGATTGATAGGCAGTGAATTAGCGATTCAGGGCGGCTTTAATGGTGCTTTGAATTCTATGAATGGCGGGGCTTCAAGTGCTGAACAAATTCTAGGTCAAACAGCTCAACAAGGCCAAACAGCGGCGGATATGCAAGCGGCGTTAACTGATCCAACTAGTGGCGCGTCGTTTATACAGTCGCCAGCCGCTAAATACCAAATGGAACAAATGCAGAGGTCAGTTGAGCGTAGTGCGGCGGCTAGGGGCGGAGCTGTAAACGGCAACACGCTTCTTGAGCTGCAAAGAAATGCCGCTGGTATCGCGTCTCAGGATGCACAAAACCAATTTAATAACCTTGGCACGGTCGCAGATAGGGGCACACAACTACAAGCCAAAATAGCGGATTTACGCAATAATTTAGGGTTGAATAAAGGCCAGTTATTTACTCAAACCGGCTCAGAGCTTGCCGCTGGTAGAACTAATGCAGGATTGGCCATTGCGCAAAATGTATCTAATACTTCTAGCGGAATATCTAATTTATTGCGTCAACAAGGCCTAGACGTCAGCGAAAATATGACCAAGGATGTCGACATGATTTCTAATTTGCTGCATGAGTCTGGCATGGGTGACAAGATCGACAATTCAGCACTGGCACAGATTTTAGCCAATATTTCAGGCGGTCAGGCTTCTAATTTGCAGCAAGGCTATCAAAATATAGGCAATGCGCAAGCAGCTGGTATACTTGGCACTAATGCAGCCATTCAGAATGGTATGCAGCAAGCAGTTCAGTTGGGGGCTTTCTCACCGAAGCCTTCTACAACCACTTACGGATCCAACCCTTCTGCTTTTACGGCTGGTGGGACTACATATCAAACTAATCCAAACTTTACCCTTGGGGGCGGCTAATAATGGTAGATATTTTAGGCATGATCGCTAATCCTCAAATGGCCGATATTGCTGGGGCTATTGATTATCGCGAAAAGAAACTCGCAGAGGATGAAGCCAAGCGCAAAGAGATTCGCACCAATCAAATCATGGGCAAGGCTTTATCTTCAGGTTTGCGTGAAGGTTCGTTAATGCATCAACTTGCTAAAGAGAATCCCTCAGGTTATCTAACTATTGCAAAACATATGGGCATTGATCCAAGTGATGGCAATGGCATGCATCAAATGACTGTTGATGTAAATACGATTAATAAATTAGCCAAGACTGACCCTCAACAAGCCATTGATTACATGATGAGCGAAAAGGATCACAGGTCTAAATTAGGGTTGAATACCGATTATTTAGATAAAGGCTTGGCTGCTGCTCAAGCCAATGCGCCACAATTCTTTAGAGCTGTAGAGATATCGGATCAAACGTGGAACCCACCAAGTGCTAAAGAAGATTTTACGCTTGGTGATACGCGTTATGATGGCAACGGTGAGGTTATTGCAAGCAATCCTAGAGCCAATGAAATGACACCATTCCAAAAAGCTCAGGTCGATCACTGGAATAATCCTGTTGGCGATGGTAGTGATGGCTTAAGCGAAGACGCCAAGAACATGCTGGCAGATAGGTTGTTGCAGGGCGAAAAATCAGGCACTGTTCTTGGAAATATTGGGCGCGGGGCTCAGGGCGCAGCTGACTTGCGCGATATTCAAAACATGGTTGCAGAGAAGGCAAAAGGTAAAGGGGTAGACGCGAATAAAATATTGCAGAATACGCAAAATGTTTACGCTGATAATCGTACATTCCTTGAGCTTGGCGCCAGAGAAGGTAAGATCGCATCACGGGTAGCTGAGGCGAATTTGTTTGCAAAAATTGCTCTCGAATCATCAAAGCAGGTTGATAGAGATAGTTTTGTGCCTTGGAATAAATTGTCTAATTATGGCAGCAAACAGCTGTCAGATCCGAAGCTGGCCGCATTACATGCCGCGACACAGTCACTAGTTAATGCTTACGCAAGCGCGGTAGGCGGCGGCCAAATGACAGAGGCCGGAAGGAAAGAGGCTAATGAAATGCTCTATGAGGCTCAAGGGCCAGAAGCTTACAATGCGGTCGTAAACCAAATGCTGGTGGAAACTCAAGCTGCTTTAGATTCTCCTAAAATGGTTAGGGAGCATATGCACGCACCAAAAGAAAATAAAAAATCAAAATACACAATTGAGGTGCTTCCTTAATGCCTTCTTACGTTGTGACAAACCCTGCAACTGGCCAAAAGCTAAGGTTAACTGGTGATTCTCCACCTTCCGATGATGAGCTGGATGAGATTTTTGGGTCTATGCCAGATAATGCGCCAGCTCAATACCAAGACCCTGCAAGCGATATTCCACAGATTGGCGCTAGTGGTACGCCGCTGCCATTGCCGCCAGAAAGCCCCGCCGAATTTGAGGCGCGAAAGGCTGCTGTAAATGAGCCAACACTTTTTGATAAGGTTAAAGGTGTTGGTGAGGCGGCGTTAACTCTTGGCACCGGAGCTACAACCGGCTTATTCGGTACTATGGCTGGTGCAATATCTGGTATCGGTAAGTCAATGCTAAATGGTACTTATGGCACTCAGGCTGGCGCTGATGCAGCCGAACAAGAGGCACAAAGTACGGGCGCAAACTTGACATATGAGCCACGGACGCAAGTTGGTAAAGATATGGTTGGGTACATTGGCGAAAAAGCCGCTCCATTGGTGGCACTATCACCATTTACGCAAGAGCTTAGTATTATTGGCCAATCCGCAAAAGCAGCTATTGGGCCGAAAGTGTCGGCCATGAAACGAGCTGAGCCAGCCAAAATAGAAAGGGCGCCAGAACCGACAAGAATTGAACAGGCGGCAGTTGAGCCGCTACAAGCAGATTTAACAAAAAACTTAACATCTTCGTTTGCTGATGCTGGAATGAAAAACCGCATTGATGAAATAACAAAAAATGTTAATGTTGACCCTGGAAAAGTAGCTGCAGCAAAAAGATTGGGAATTGAATCACCGATAGCTACGCTATCAAATGACCGATCCTTGCAAGAGATTGCCGGAGCGCTTGCATCCAGCCCAGGCTCTAAAGCGGCGGCACAACTATCCGATTATCATGGCCAGCTAACAGCAAAGGCTCAACAGCTGATTAAGGACGCTGGCGGAGATATTGACAAAGGCCTAGTAAGTAACGAGCTTAAAGATAGTATGGACGCAAATATAAAGCTGCTGAAAAACCAAAGCTCAAATATTTACAAAGAAATTGAGAGCGCCGTTCCGGCTGACACAATCGTAAACGCCAAGCCTTTAATTAGAGAATTAAATTCGCGTGCAAATAAAAGCCAAAATGGTATAGATGGGCTATCTCAAGTTGAACAATCTGTATATTCAACATTGCAGGGTAGGCCAACCTATTTTGATTTGGATAATTTAAGGCGCTCAATTGGTAGTGCGATAAGCAAAGAAACAAAAGCTTATGAGAACACGTCCTCTGCCCAACTAAAAGACATGTATTCAAAAATAACAGATTTGCAATCTGGCGTTGCCGACCAGGTTGGCGCTGGCGCTGGTAAATTATGGGATCAAGCAAAAACATTAGATAAAAGCAGATTTGAATTACAGGAAAACAGCCAATTTTTGTTTGGCAAAGACTTGCAAGGCTCTGTTATGCCTAAGGTTGAGCAAGGATTAAAGCAACTAGCCAAGGGCAATTCAAAAACATTTAATGAGGTTCTTGATACGGTTCCTCCAGCGATGAGGCAAAAGGTTTTAATGTCCGGACTAGATACCGTACTTAGCAAAACAGCTCAAGGTGAGTCATCACTAAGTCCTGTTCAATTTAACAACTGGTACGGGGACTTATCAAAGTCAGCAACTAATAAAAAATTGCTTCACAGTAATTTACCAGAAGGAGCAGGGCAAAGACTCGATGACTTATTCAAACTATCTCAAGGGCTGCAGAATGTTACAAGCAAGGTTGTTCGCACTGGAATTGTTCACGATGCTTTCAAGAATTTCGATGCAAATGGCGGCTTGGTTGATAAGCTATATAATACTGCCGAGAAAGTGGCAAAAGTTCCAATTGTGGGCAATGCTGTTGGTGCTCCAGCCATTAGAATTGGTTCCAGTATTCTTAAAATGGCGCAAGCTGAAAAAACCCCAGCAATTCAGGCGGCTGATGATCTTTTGTCTAGCCCTGAATTTAGAACTGCAGTTCTTGATTATCAAAAATCTGGAAAAGCAGTATCCTCTGCGCAACAGAAATTAAAAGCAACAACACAACTTAAAAATTATTTTAAAGCGCAAGATCCAAAAATAGCAGCTGAAATTATTGGCGTAGGGCTTTTACCTTATCTAGTATCGCAGGAAGATAAAAAATGACACAGAGATTTCTAAACCCGCTCAGCAAATTTACAACTGACACATTGCAGTCATTACCCTATGCTACGTTAAGCTTTTTTGTGACCGCTAGCAGCACAACCAAGGCAGTCTACGCTGACAAGGCCAAGGTTACATCTTTGGGTGTTGTTGTTACTGCTGACTCAGCTGGCAACTTTCCTGAAATTTGGCTCGATGGCACCTATCGCGCAACACTGAAAAGTAGATCAGCCAATCTAGCTGATAGCCCTGCCACAGGTACAACGCAAACAGGCTGGCCAATTGATACCGTTGGTGATGATGCTTTAACGGCTGCTTCTATAGCGGTTACTGGTGCAATCACAGGCGCAAGTGTAGCAGTCACCGGCGCAGCAACGGCAGCTACATCGACAACAACAGGAGCAACTACAGGAGATACTCTTGTAGCAACGACGTCCGTAACATCTGCCACTGTAGTAGCTAGTGGCGCGATAACTGGAGCTAGTGTTGCCGTAACTGGAGCGGCTACAAGCGCTAGCGCAGCGGTTACCGGCGCAATTACAGCGGCCACAGTCGCTACTACTGGATCAATCTTATCAAGCGGATCGACGGGGATAGGGTATTCAACCGGAGCGGGTGGCGCGGTTATTCAAGCTACCTCAAAAGTTACCGCATTCACGTTGAGCAAAGTTTGCGGAACTATTGAGTTTGCCGCGGATGCGCTGGGGGCCGATACGACAACAGCGGGTGCAACGTGGACAAACACCACAATTGCCGCTACTGACCTAGTTGTTTTTACGCATAGGTCTGGCGGCACACTTGGCGCTTATAATATAGCATGCACGCCCGCAGCCGGAAGCGCCACTATCTACATAAGAAACCTATCCCCCGGATCGTTATCTGAAGCGCCTATTTTTAGATTCGCAGTAATTAAAGGGGTGGTTGCATAATGCCAATTCAAACGATAGACCGTGGAACTGCTGGCGACACAGGCGATAAATTCAAAGCTGGAGTAGCGTTTGATACTTGCCAAGCTAATGATGATTACTTAGAACTAAATAAAGTAGGAACAGTAGCCACATTCGCCGCGCTAGCCTCTACTGCTGCAACAGTTGGGCAGATAGTTAAAACAGCTAGCCATACTAGTGATGGCATCGGCGGTGGTGATTTTGAGGCTTACGCGGCTACTCATGCAGCGACAGATGGCGGGATTAATATAAATTCGGCTACAGTAGGAATTAGATTTAGGAGGATAAACTATTCCGACATAACTGTCGAAATGTTTGGTGCGCTAGGCGATGGTGTAACGGATGACACGGCAGAAATACAGCTTGCTATTAATTACATAGGTGGGCGGCAAGGTTATCAGACAATAGATGGTGCGGTGACGGGTGGGTACGTTAGCACAGCTTTGCCTTTGCATTTTTATTCTTCTAAATATCTCATTGGCGACACTCTAGCGTGTCCAAGCTATTTTATTGCAATAGGGTACAATTCTGTTATTACGCAAAGCAATTCAGCAAAAGATATTTTTAGTTGCGCCACAGCTTATCAATGGGATATTCGCGGGTTTAATTTCTCAAAAGGTCGTCACCAACTTTATTTAGAAAACAACAACATTGATGTTACTAGATGGAATGTGGAGGGTTGCACATTCAGCCTTAGCTATAATTATGCAATAAAAACATGGCCTACACTCGGTGCAACTTCACACCTATCTGCGATTTTACAGATTAAGAACTGTGCATTTTACAAACCCAAGCAAATTTTACTTAACTACTGTGACAACGCGACAATTGAAGACTCGTGGGTTTTTGTGTCAAAGGATAATTTTACGGCAAATACCGCAGTATTTGTCAATGCTAGTACAACATCTGACGGATTCCCAAAGCTCAACATGAAAAACATGTTTGGGGTTCCTTCAATGGGGACGCAAGGAGTTGACAGGCTAGCAAATGTACGGTGGATTGATCTAAATAAAGGCGGAATATCGGCGGTTGTGTGTCGCTTTGGCGGTGAGTTTGCAGGAATGCCGACGATATACAATTACGCCGCCCCAAGTGCAACCACGCCATTTATCGGTGCATCCATTTTAGTTGATGACTGCCTTGTTTCGTCGGGCCCATCCGCAGCTTCTGATTCTGGGATCGTTGTATTAAACGGGCAAATTCCAAACAGTATTACTATTATAAATAACGCTGGTGCAGTAGAGGCTCCATACGTGATTAACTACGCTGCTGGAATAGCGTCATTCCCAACATATTTCAGTAATTACGAAACTGCGACGGGTAGGAAAGCGTGGGAGTTAATCAAGATTAAAATTGATAACAACCAGAGTTTTGGGTCGGCGGGTACAATTTATTTTGAAAGCATTCCTAGCGGTATTCGTAACTATGTAAATAATTTCAGGCAAACAAAAATATCCCGCGCAACAACGCAAGTTCTAGCTAATGCGTTTGCGAATAATTATGTGTCGTTTTCTACCGTCGCCCATGATACACAAGGCGGGTTTGCGATAGCCAACCCAACGCGGATATTAATGCCGCCTGGTGCTACTCGGTTGCGCGTCAATGTTTATATGAATCTCGACGGCGGATGGACGGGTAACACTTTAGGAGCGCGACTAGAGAATTCGTCGGCTGTTATTGTTGCTGCATGGTCTATCGCAACAAATGCCAATGCAGACAATACAGCATATACATTTACGGCAGAAGTAGAGGGTATCGCAGGCGAGTATTATCAGCTTAATGTTCAGCAAAACTCAGCAGCCGGTCAAAATTTAATTGGCTGCGTTGTTACAACGTCAGCAGTCGATTTTATCTATTAACACCATACCGATGATTAAAAAAGCGCCGGACAATACACGGCGCAGTCCGTGTATATCGCTGTTAGAGTAATCATGCAAAACGACCATCACATTATAATTGCTAAATTTGAGGCCGAAGGCGAATCTAATGTTAGGTTTAATTTGGCTCATAAAAAATACAATGATATTAAAGCTCAGCTCGCTAAAGACTGGCTTGATTCGTTGGTAAATTACGTGAATCTGAACTTGAAGTTAAGCGTGAAGCACGAGAAGAGGAAACTCTATCTTTAGTAAAAGAGTCAAATCTAATCGCAAATGCAGCCAATTCAATTTCTAATGAATCACGCCTAGCATCAACAGAAGCCAATCGAATTGCTAGCGAATCAAGTGCAGCGGCATTGGAGGCCAATCGAATTGCCAATGAAGCTAATGCAACAGCTCTTCGCTCTGAATCACATTCTAAGCGGCAAGCTATAGCGGCAGAGCGCGCTTCTCGGTACGCCATGTATGCGGCAGTCGTAGCTATAATTGCGGCAGCCATCAGCGTTAAAGAGCAAATAATATCAATCATATTTGGCACCTAAAAATAAAAACTCTAACAAGTCGCTCAAGCACCAGTCGCTTCGCTCCTTGGACAGTTTTTAAGTCGCAGTTTTGTGGTTTTGCTGCGCAAAAGTATTCCACAAAACTACAACTTAAAAACTGCCGCTTAGCTAGGCGTTATGTTCTACTTAGAAGCGGGTCAACTAAAAAGGTATATCATCATCAAACGAATCAAAGCCTGCAGGTTGTTGTGGTGCGCTATGTGCTGGCGCTGGGTACTGTGACTGCTGATTGCGAGGCTGTAGCGCTTGTTCAGTGCGTTGCCCATCACCACGGCCATCGAGCATTTGCATTGCATTGGCAACGATTTCCGTTGTTTGTCGCTTAACGTTTTGTTGGTCGGTCCATTCTCTCGTTCTTAGTTCGCCAGAAATATAAATTTTGCTACCTTTTTTTAAATACTGCACAATAATTTCAGCAAGCTTGTCATATGCCACATACCGCACCCATTCAGTTTTTTCTTGCTTTTGTCCGGTCGTTTTATCTTTCCAGCTTGATGAGCAAGCAACAGATATATTTGCAACGGCGCTGCCATTTGTTTGATATTTCAATTCTGGGTCTTGTCCTAGCCGCCCAATACATTCGTGTCTATTTAAATCGTTAGCCATTTTTTAATACCTTCATTGAGTGATATCTATCGTTTGCGCAGAAAAAAAATCGCCCCGCATAAAAGGGGATTAAGACTCTATTTCCTGTTTTAGTTGTGCTGGTTTTTTGTTTAAAGTTGTTAATATTCCGACAACCCAATCTTTGGGTAATAAATCAATTGCAGCTACTTTGTAATGCTGGCAGAATTTAGCTTCATCACTTCCGCGCGCGACTAATGCGGTACGAATAGCTGAAATATCGGTAGCATTAACTAGCTCATAATCCAGTGCTTCTGGTTGCCGCTCCTGCTCAACAACTACGGCACCACTTTCAAGCCAATTGGCCAAAGCCTTTCCTGTGCTCTCACTGATAACAATAGGGTCGCCATCAAACAATCCAGTACGATCTTTTGACGCAATTGCATAATGATTTTCGTGAACGATATCCAGCACACAGGTGAACTCATATTCGAACCCGTCACGCTGCTCTGTTTTCATTCCAAGCTTAACCACTTTCTTTTTTCCGTTACCAGTATCTTCCTGGCTGGTTTCTGTCTTGCTGCGACCAGTAGCAATTACATGCATATTGCACTGAAGCATAGAATCAATAAATTTACGATGGCGGGGCGTTGTTTCATTCCACGCTGACCATGTGTTACCACGGTATTTAGCTTGCGCTATCTGTTCGTTAATTTCCAAGCACCCGCCTGAACCGCTCCACTCGTGCGTAGTAGAGTCAACGATAACAACATCATAACCGGCCTTATCAGCTGTCTGTACGGCCTGAATATAGCGTTCTGGTGAATATGGTGGCGTTAGCTCAAGACAATCGAAATCAAGCAAATCTGAGTAAAGAGAGGCGCTGCCGTGCTCAGTATCAATGACTGCAACCTTACCGCCTAAACCCTTGGCAATAAGTAGGGCGCTGTAGGTTTTGCCAGAACCGCTTGGGCCAGTTAACGCCAGCCTCAATTTAGACTTTTTGCGCACAGCTTTAGTAAATTGCATCAATTAAACCCACCTTGTGATTGTTGTTGTTCTTTAGCGTGTTGCTCACTAAAGCCCTGATAGTATTTGTCGCCCATGCCTTGCTTTGCTGGATTGCCAAGCTCGCAGTCGCGGCGGCCCATTTCATATTTGAAATAATCTTTCACTATCCTTCCACTATATTTAAGTTTCCGATATTTTTTAAGGTTACCGCAATCTGTATACGGCCTTGCAACATCATCATTTATATAATTACACTTTTCCTGCATGTTTTCGGTATGCCTGTGATCCATCTCCTCCCATCCAGATAAAACTATTGTGGATGTTTGCGCAGTCGGCCTGCTTTCGATTTCAGCGCCGCAGTTATCGCAGAATAATCCAAGCCTTAAAAACTCCATTGCCGCCCCCTTATTTAACCCACCACTATTGATGCTAACGTTTTAGCTTCTGCCCAAAACAATTCATTAACAGTGCCGCAAAATTTGCCGCTCTTGAATTCCTGCATAAAATCAAAGTCAATATCAACGAAGTCGGCGAATTCTTGATACTGATCCGCCATTCTTTCCGATAAAGAAACACTAAACCCATTCTCGTTTACCGTTTTCCCTGCAAGTAAATCGTTAACTATACTAATCCATCGCTCCTCTTCTGCTACGAATAGAGCGGCCTCGGCACGATCCGTGCCTGTATCTCTGTCTATCTCAGACTGCGCGACGGGGCACTTACTCATGTGTCACCCCATTAGCTGCGGCAATCTCTTGCGCAGCTGCTACCCATGCCGCCATTTCTGCGCCAACAAGAACAGATGGCGCCAAGGTGCTTCCGGTGTCGGCATATTTCTGCCGACACATGTCCGCAAGCAACTCGCACTTGCGCTGAGCTATAAGCTCACCTACTGCCGTTGATACATTACACATTTAAAGCCCCCTAAATATTGTTCGGATGCAACAACATTAACATAATAATTAATTATAGCAAGTGTTTTTATTAATATTTGACAAAATAAAATTAACTGGTACGATTGAGTCTAATTAATCAGTCAAGGCGTAAAATATGAATAAAGAGCAGTTTTTAGTTTTCGCACGCAAGCGCTTAAGGGCGTCGTTCAGCAGCTACAAGGACGCCGCTGAATACATGGGCATGAAGCCCTCGCGCTTGAGTTTAATATTGAGCGGGAAGGTTGACACCATCCCTAAAGAGCTATTAATAACAGTGGGCTGCGAAATTGTCGAGGCTCAGTATAGGAGCAAAAGAGGATGACGAAAGGGCTTATTATAAGGTTAAAAGAGTGTGCGCAGTATCACACTTACCCGTACGCTCCGGGTGCAATGAAAAAGCTCCACGCGATGGGATTGGTTGAGCCATCCATAAGCCATTTTATGTTTGTTGGCTACAGAATAACCGATTCTGGCGTAGCTTTTTTAAAAAAATTGGAGGAATAAATGAACGCAAAAATAGTGATAGATTGCATGGCTCGTTACCAGCGTGGCGATCTTTTGATAAAAGAAAACCCTCTCGATATCAATATCGAATGCCGTAAAAATTCCGGCCGGTATGTGAATATGAAGCGCATTAACGGCGACGACAGCGTTGCCACGCTATGTAAAGCGCTACAGCAGTACATAGCGCTTGAGCGCGGGATAGATGCCTGTAATGCGTCAATTGATGCGGCTGCAGGCGTCCAGTTTTTAGGTGGCAGTTAAAAAGCGAGCCGCTAATTCCGTCCAGTTGCTGTGACTGGTTATATTTATTAATGGAGGTTTCGTGAGCAAAATAAAAGACAGCCTTTCAAAATTCATTGAAAGTAAGTTCGGAGTCTTAATTACTGCTGATGAAATTAAGCAGGTTAGGCACCGCTCATGTACTGACGTGAGAATTTATTTGAAAGACAACCGTGGCGCTCATTACGAATGCTGCTGGACTATAACGGATCTTTGGAAATACCGTTCAACGATGACAATTGTAGAACGTGAATTTCATGTTGATGACCGCCCTTGGCGAAAACCTAAATAAATTTAACGCCGAGTTAAAAGGCGGCGGTACAAACGAATTTAAAACGCAAATGGGCAGACCGTCCATTTTGAACGACTGGTTATATTTATTGATGGAGGTTTCAATGATTGAAGTAAGGGCAGAGGGTCAAGAGTGGGCAAACGTAGTTCACGAAGATTGCATTTTTTGTTGCGGTGTTGCAAGGCATTGGCACAAGCCAAGCAATTCCCCTATTTGCAAAGAGTGCGCGAAGGGCCGAGAAGTTTCTGAAATTGCGGACGCCAAACTTTCAAAAGAAAAAACAATAGCGCCTTGGTAAGATTTAATGAATATAACGCTTAGCGCAATTCGCGCTGGGAGCAAGAGTTAAAAACCGATACTTAAACCGCGTCATTTTGACGCTACTTGTTAAGCATTTACGGGGATTAAGAAAATGCCAGCACAAAAATATTTCACATATGACGCGAATGAAGGCTACGAAACCTATGCAACCGAGGAAGATGCGAAGCACGCCGCAAGCACGATGCTCGAACATTATGCCGAGTACGCGCACGAAGGTTGGGCGGATGAAGTTGATCAGGTTATGTGGGGCGAAATAAGGCAGCGTGTTATAGAAATCAAAACTGGGCACATGGTTGAGTTTGAAGGCGAGCAAGTCGAGTGCGTAGATTACAAACTCGAAAATATTTAACGTTGAGTTAAAACGCTGCATTTTACAAATGAGAAATGCGCAAATTTCTAGACAGTCGCTTTGAGCGACTTGTTACATTTACATAGCAAACCTTTTTGGAGAGATAACCTTGACCATTTACAAAAATACTGATTTAAAATTTGAAATGGAATTTGCTGGTATGGGTGACAGAAATGATACCCACTCGCTTGAATTTAATACAGAGGGCTTGGAAATATACTACGACACCATGCCTTGGGAAGATATTAAGAAAGCGTACAAATTGCTTTTTCACACTGAGATAGACCAGTGAATATAACGCCGTTATAAATTGCGGCTGCACGAACAAACTAAACGCGGAATTCTAATTCCGTCAATTTGATAACTTTGTTACATTATTGAGGTGATTTATGTTAGGAGATATTGCGGAAATGACATTAGCAACAGAAATGATGCAAGCTAGATTTATGGAGGAAGAGCGAAAAATGTTTGAGCTATCCATAGTCGATTTACCTGCCGAAGAAAAAGCAGTTGCAAGAGAAAAGCGACGACTTGAGCAGCGAGAAGACCGCAAGCGCCGCGAACTATGCCAAGCAATACGAGATAGCAAGCCAGGGCTTAGCTGGCTTGATGTTTGGTGGTTGTTTAACGACAAGTATGATAAACAGTGACTAAATGTAACGCCGAGTTGTGCGGCAGGCAGCCCAGACTAATTAGGAGAATAAAATGCAAGAAGTAAACGAAACACAAGAACAAAACCGCGTTGGGCTGACTGTCCAGCGCGAAGCGCGATGCACGAACGACTTGTTATATTGGCGGCCAATTGACGAAGAGGCCAAGAGCGGTAAAAAGCGATTGCTGTCATTGTTAAACGAAGCTGGTAAGCGCAGAACGATAGTAGGATTTTGGGTTAATAAATTCTCTATAGAAGACAATAGCGACGAATACGAACATGGCGACTTTAACGAAGCAGACGAGATTTATTACTGGGGTGAAGGCTGGTATGAAAGCATTGAATCAAGCGATGAATATTCATGCTGCTACGCGATAAAAACAGTAACACACTGGATGCCACTGCCCAAATTTGCAGAGGCAATATAACAGCGGAATACACGGCGCAGGCCGTGTATTAACGATTTTATTTTAAATAACGAACTAAATAGGTGCGAAATGTTAAAAGCTAAGCCGCCTAAACTACGCAGATGCGCATCTTGCAAAGATTATTTTATGCCAAAGCGCATAAAATTAAAGTTGCAGCAATGTTGCACAGCGGCGTGTGAATTGACGCATGCCGAAGCTACGGCTAATAAAGATTTTTTTGCTGAAACGCGGGCTATGCGTAAATGTTTTAATGACAAAGATCCTAAGTGGTGGGAAAACAAGACCGAGGCAAAATGCAATCAGTTTATTAGATTGCGTGATGCTGGGCGCCCATGTATATCCTGCGGCACAACTTCGCCGCTGGTAGAATATTGCGCTGGTCATTATGTACCGAAAGCCAGAAGCGCGGCATTGAGATTTAACGAATTTAATATAAATTTACAATGCAATGAACACTGCAACAGAAAAAACTCTGGTAATTTAATTCCGTATCGTAAGGCACTTATTGAGCGTTATGGAGTAGAAAAAGTTGATTGGCTTGAGATATCACACGCACGTCCGTGCTACAGGATCGACGATTATAAGCGCATTTACGCGTATTTTTCAGACAAGATTAAGGAATTAAAATGCAACTAACAGACGAACAAAAAGACATCGAAGAAAGTAAGTTTATAAAAGTTTGGAATGAAAAGTATCCTTTTGTTGATACCACAATTGATTTTATTGAATTCCAAGGTTTCTCGGTGGTGACAAAATGACACATAAAGAACGTAGAAAGCTTGAAGTATCAGCTCTCGCAGACATTATTAAAGATTGCGCTTTGCATGACGCAGAGAAAACAATTAAAGAGCTACAAGCTGAAAATGAACAACTTAGAGATGCGTTGGAGAAATTGAAATGTCAGAAAGATTAAACATTGCGCGTAAAAACTGGTATTTAGCATACCAAGAGGGCGTAGATGCGCGTGCTAGAGAAGGCGCAATAAACCCCTATCGACACAATCAGATTGGCATGTTCTGCGCGTGGCAAGCAGGTTTTTTAAATTATTGAGGTGATTATGCTTATAGAACACTGGATTTGCGGAAGGGTATTGATTCTCGATGAGTTAAAAAAATCGAGCACTTATACTGACATGATGCGGTTAAAAATTGCGGCTATTTTTGCCGATCAAATTTTAGCTAACATGGTGAAGCATGATGAATAAAATTGACGCAGAACTTCTCAAACAGCACTTAGAAGAGATTCGTAAAATTCGCGACCGTCAGCCTTCGGGTGATCCGCGCTATCTACTAAACGCGGCTTGTGACCGTCTGCACGTTGCTATATCACAACCCCCTACCAATTAAATAGGTGAAGTATGGATTTAGAATGCTATAAAGGATATCCGTCATGCATGCATGCAGAGCAGAGCGGACAATTCTGCAAAACGGCGTGTATTGCAAAACTTAACGTAGAAATAGAAAAACTACGGCTTAAGCAGAGCAAGATGAACGAACGGCACATGCTGAGATATCGTGATGGATCTGCATCTCGCGCTCTGACAACAACGCATAACGCACGTAGCTCATGGATTAATGACGAAATTGAGAGCATAAAAAAACAAATTGAAATTAGCATAGGTGAAAGAAGATGAAAGCAAGAAAAAAACCAGTAGAAATTGATTTCGTTATTTGGAATGGAAATAATCTTTTTGAGGTAGTTACTTTTACTGATGGTAAACCTGATTTGGCATCAAATATTGCGATGGAGCGCTGGGAACAATACGAAAATCTTGTGAAGCGCGAAGGATTACTAATTTTCACCCTAGAAGATGGGCCAAATAAAGAAGCGAAGCATTACGCAAGCATTGGAGACTATATCATTAAAGGTGTAAAGGGTGAGTGCTACCCATGCAAACCTGATATTTTCGAGCTTACCTACGATATTTTACCATAACCCCTTTTAATTACCCGCTAACCGTACTAAAATTCAATCGTGTGGTTATTTCCATTTTGGAAACAGCCACTAGTTTCACCCGCTGTGAGAAGCGGAAATAATGAGGTGATAAGTAGAACCCTGAAAAGTTTGGCTTGTTACCGTAACTTAGCCAGCTTGGCGACATTACCTCGCGGTATTCTCACCAGGCCAAACTTTTCAGGGTTTTTTATGTCTGCTATTTCTGTAATTCCGCAAGTTGCAACAATGACCACGCGAGAAATCGCCGATCTAACCGAAAAAGAACATAAGCACGTTTATCGTGATGCTGTTCGCATGATGGAACAGCTCGAATATACACAAGATCAGATTGATAGGTGTCACCAAAACTGGACACACCCCCAGAATAAACAAACCTATTATTTTATGTGCCTTAATCGCGAAGAAACCGAGTGTTTAATTGCCGGTTACAGCGTGCCTATTCGCATGAAAATAATAAAGCGTTTGCGCGAGCTGGAAGAACAACAAAAACCAGCACACATTTTACCACAATCATTCGCTGAAGCACTTCAATTAGCAGCTAATCAGGCCGCGCAATTAGAAGCAGCTAAGCCCGCTATTGAGTTCGTTGAGCGCTATACCAATGCAGAAGGCCTAAAGGGATTCCGTGAGGTCTGCAAGCTGCTTAGTGCGAAAGAAAACGCATTCCGTGACTTTCTAACCGATAAGCGAATCATGTACCGGCTAAATGGTGCATGGACTGCCTACGCCTCTCACATTGAGGCTGGTCGCTTTGAAATAAAGACAGGACTATCAGATGCAGACCACAGTTTTAATCAAGCCATGTTTACACCAAAGGGCGTAGCGTGGATTAGTCAATTATGGAGTGACAAATAATGAACGAGTTGAAATGCGCAGAAAGGCAAGAGTCTCTAAAATGGCACATTAAGGAAGAATATTATTTATTCGAATCGGATTGGGATTTTTCAGACTGTGATGATTTTCATGATGTAGCGGATGCTGTGTGCAAGCTGCTTATTGATAATTATGATGTTGGGCACAATGGCAGCTATATAAAAGAGCTTATACAAATAGCGTGCTATAAATCAGCACAAATTGGCGTTGTAGAGTAAATAGCTCCACGGGTTCATTCGCTGAATGGTTGACACCCTAAAACGCTTGCAATTATTTGTTTATGTATTAGAATTAAATGGTGCTTAAGTTACCTTTAGAGGTTTTGCACAACCCTTGTGGCGAGGGATTACAAATCTTTCAACTAATCGAAAGAGTTTAAGTTTAGCGGTTTCTTTTAGTGTGGGCTTGTTGACCCATGTGCACTTTAAGAAAGCCACCCGCTAAACTTAAACTCTTTTTTATTGGGAAAAATTAATGCATTTCTACCCTCACAATATTGCCGATTTTAATAACGCTACCAGGCATTTAACACGTGTTCAACGGAGCGTGTACAGAGATGCTATAGATCGTTACTACGACAAAGAACAGGCTCTTGATGGTAGTGATTTTGCAAAGCTTTGCCGTGTGCTTTTGTGTGTCACTGATGAAGAAATTAGTGGTTTGAGCATAGTTTTAGATGAGTTTTTCGTATTGGTTGATGGTAATTATACGCATGATCGATGCGACCTAGAAATAGAAAAATATCGTTCAAATACAACAGCTAAGGCTAAGGCTGGCAAGGCTTCAGCAGAGGCAAGAAAGAACAAACGTGTAACACCTGTTGAGCACACGTTAAATTCTGTTGAACAAACTAATAACCAAGAACTAATAACCAATAACCAAGAAACAGTAACTAAGAGTAAAGAATTAAAAGATATTAAGCAGGACAGTCCTGCTAAAAAATCGAAAGCTGTAAAAACTGAATTAGATTATTCAGTCTGGCCGCAAGAACCTGATAAACAAGTTTTTGAAGACTGGATAGCGATGCGTAAGGCCAAGAAGGGATCGTTTAGCCAAACTGTTATCGATGGGTTTGGCGCAGAGTTCAGGCAAGCGATTACATTTGGTTACTCTGTTAACGATTGCCTAAGGGCCGCGATAATGTCCAACTGGACAGGATTTAAATTCAACTGGTTACAAAATCAAAACGCTGGAGGTCAAAATGCAACAAATCAACGAGCTAATGGCTTTGGAAATGGCAAAGAAAAGATTAACCATGCAGACAGAGTGCGGGCGCAAGGAAAGCTTGCAATACAGCGAATTGACCAAGAAGCTGGTAACGATGTTATTCATCCGACTGGGGGACTTATTTGGGAGCAAGGCGGCCACTCGGAGCTTGATAATCTATTTTGACGAAGAGAAAGGCGTTTATTCAGAAACATTTGAACTTTGGTGCCGTAAGCTTAACGATTTGCAGCCAACAGATTTTAAACGCGGTATGCAGGGCTTAGAAACTAAATCTGAAACTGATTACCGACAAGGGCATGAAATGTGGCCGCCAAGCTACGCAGAATTTCGCGCACTGGCTTTTCCGAAGTCTGGCCATGATGCACTAGCACACAAACCGTTTGAGC